CTTGCGGTAGTGAAATCGGAACTTCCAGTAATACCTATTTCCCACATCCTACGAATTTGGTGCGGAGTAATCTCGTCAAAATGAACGAAGGGTTCATCAATTACGTGCGGAGACCAATAAGTTTTTAATGTCCCCGGAAACCCTACGCCACTGTATCCAGCACTATTAGTTAGAGTTGACCAAGCAACGGCTTGGTATGCTGAGTCTCCAAAATACCCGCCAGAAACAGAACCTATTCCTCCGTTCCTATGGTATGGAATTTGCCTTCCATTTGCGTACAATTTAAATACAGGACAGAGGGATGCTTCAGCCGTTTGATAACTAGTTGGATCGCAGTAAACCGCTACAAATTGCAAAGTATTATTGCTGATACAACTAAAGTCTGTTTCAAAAGAAATTCTGTTAGTGTACCCGGTTCCCCGCCCATTTCCAAATTGCGCCCAAATTTTACCGTTGACTAATTCAATCCATAGCCCGCGATAAACATTGTAGCTGATAATATCAAGTTTATCCGCAGGAGATCCAAGATTGGATTGAAATAACAAAGCCCCTCCTTGGTTTTGAGCATACGGTCTTACCCATATACCAGCAGTAAAAGGCTGTGTCCCATTAATTTCAACATTAGGCGCATAAATAACAGTTCTATCGGCACTCGCCGCTGCCGGAACAAAAGCCGCAGAATCCTCTGTGCCCAGAGTGACAACAGCAAAAGTAGTGCTTATAGTGTTTCTATCGCTGCTATACAGAATAGCTGTGCCGCCAGTTCCTCTATTAGTTTGCGATATAGAGGATGTTGCTGTAACATCCAACCGCATCTTCCACCAGTACTGAAGTGCAGGTCCGCCTGACCAACCACTTGCGTAATCATCATACGGGTATCTCCCGCCTGATGGCGGGCCAACTACAGGAGGTGCTTCGTCAGGGGAAATGCTTTCAGTCTTGTTGAAATGCACAACAAGCCACGGAGAGTACTTCTGTCGAGATGCACCTATACGCATTAGAGGCTAGCCTCCCAAGGATCCACCGGAGAGTCCGCTATAATTGTTTCTGTCTTCCTGAGATAGACTGTCAAGTACGGGGCCATTTTGTGACGAGAAGGAGAAATAAAACTGGACTGCTTTTCTTGTTGGTCCTGAGAGGACTGCTTATTCCAAGACTGCACTCTGGGTATAGGCTTCACAGAAGATACCCAGTAATCAGGTAAGCTGCTGCATCCACGGAAGACCAGTCCTCAAAGGATGTATTGTTATAGTAGTACAAGGACATCGCATAAGTATGTGAAGCTACTTCATCCAACCCTGTATAGCGGAAGTCTGAGCCAACAGAGTTACGGTAGGCAACAGGGGTATTTAGATACCCAGTAAGTCGCGGCGTAGCAGTAGAGCTAGCCGACAGATCATAGAACTTGAAGCGACTCCATGCAGGCATAGAGAGATCCAGGATCAATTCATGCGTGAACTTTTGGGGCGCATCCGCATTGTATTCTTGCTGGTACAACCAACGGCAGCGATACGCTGCATCATCGTATATACCGATAGCGTTGTTCTTGCAGTTGTACGGAATAGCGTTATATAGACGCTGAATCGTGTACTCAGTCAAAGATTGGAATTCAATACCTGTCTGCCCTACGCCCAGAGCAAAGATACCGTTACGGCTCCAGTACAGCACTGCATCCGGCGTGACAACAATACTGTCGGTAGACAAAGCCCCATTGTTCGTGAGGAACTTTGACTGGTATTCGGTAGCTGTAAAGCCCCTATCTCCCCCAGCAATAGACCATACGCCATTGTCCGCAAAGACAAGAAGCTCGCTCTTAAAAGGTATCAATGCTTTGATGTTTACTGCATCAGGAAGCTGTATGTACCCTCCATCTGTATCAATCAGATCCGAGATATCTTCGGCAGTAGGATCCGCTTCTTGATAGCACTTCCCAAGATCCTGGATTGAGTCCACCAATTTAGAGAACAGCACGAATGTGCCAATATGGGGACTCTTGGGGTCTCCTCCAGTTTCCCCAGCAGAACAGGCATAAAAGATACGGCCAGCGTAGGCCGCAATACTTCTAATACCTCCAGTGGATTGGTCCGTAACTATGGAACTCTTATAATCCCTGCGAGCAGTCCAACCAGCAGCTATATCTTCGTCGTAAGTGTCCTTTCGGCCTTGGCTGCGATTAAAGAGATCAATGATGTAGTGCCCATTAGCAGCGGGCGTATTACCGGATACAATGTTCTTGAGAGCGTGCGGATAGTATGCTTTACGGCCATTAGTAAGCATTGTAAGCGCAGTGAACAAGATATCCGCATTGCTGGGATATACACCAAGAGAAAGATACGTGCGCTCAACAGGATCCTCTGTTGTGCCATTATTCATGGTAGTAGGGTTGTCAGGATCAGAAGAGCAAAAGAACTCTGGTACCCAGCCTTGGTTATATAAATTATAAGCGTGAAGATCCGTGAGAGTACTTGTTCGCTCGTCCGTAGCAAACCCGTCATCTATGCCCCAGAAGTCTCGTACTTTAAGACGCACTTGCGATAGCGAGTACGAAATAGAAGACAAGTACTCGACAACTCGTAGCTGCTGATCCCCTACAGCTACAATCAAATTCCCTTGAATACTGGAAAAAGAGAACTTAGTTCCTATGGTTGCCGGAAGAGATATGTTGGATCCGAAGTACGGGTTACCTACGCTGTCAGCAGAGTTAGCATCGTAAAAGTACAGTTTGTTGCCGTACTGATAAACAAAGATATTTGTAGCAGGATTTTCTCCAGCGTTAGTCCAGAGATAACTCATAGAGGCATAGCACGTATTGGATACAGTGCTGCTCCCAGATACGCTTACGGATACATGGCCGAGTTCTTGAATACCAGCACCAACCTTACCTAGGCCAAGGCGGCGTTTACGAGAACCGTCTCTGTCCAGCACAAAGTTCTCCTCATCTACCGAAGCCCCTTCCGGGAAATTGATAGGAGAAGCCTCTGTTACAAGGCCAGCGACCCAGTTGTTAGCCTCAACTATTGTTGTCTGGCTGTGTTTTTGTCGAAGGGATTGCACGTTCTCTGCGCTCTCTGCTACGTTGACTTACGTTGATTGCTCGACTTTGTACTTGTTGCTGGAACAGCTTAATGGCTTCTTCAGCTTTTCCTTTAGATACCCAGTCTCCGTCAAGAACTTTAGGGATCGGCCCTCGGGTATTCTTAATTACCCAGTAACTTCCGTTTTGAATAACTTCCATTTAATCCTCAGCAGTTCCATGCCCTCAAAGACTTATTGATCCTACTGTTAGGATCGTTCTTTGTTTTCTCGCTGGTTAGCTTCTCTTTCATGACTTTCATACGAGCGCAAAAAGATTTCCTTCTTCCAGCATCCTTCTTTGTTTTAGGGTTAGGTGCAGGGGCTTTTAAATTGCCTCCCGTCTCTCTGTTATAAGCTGCCCGCCCTTTAGCGTTCAATCCGCCTTTTGGGTCTTTGCCTTCTTTTCGTTGCCAAGCTGGTGATTTAGCCATTAGCCTTTATCCAAGAGAGGGTTCTTTTCATAACCAGAGAAAGCCTTGCGCCTACCGTAGTTAGGCATACGGATACCGCCCTTAGCTCGCCATGCTTTACGAGAAAGCCAACGATGCTGTCTGCTAGCCTTCTGTTCAGCCTTTTCGTTTGCCACTTGCCTAAGAGTATAGAAAGCAGTGCTTTTAGCTTCTTCAACAAGAGCAGGAAACGCTTCGGCAGGCAGATCAGGAATGCTGCTATCCAAGCCAGACCACTCAGGATTCTTAACGCCCCAACAAGAAGTCTTTCCCGCTTGTAGCACTGAATCCACATTGCTATCGAAACAATCCATGATGAGGGTGGAATCATCGAAACTTGTCCAGTATTGCGGAGGCTGATCGTTGCGAACATTTATTCGCATACCGTTAAGATTAATGATTTGAACATTGCTTGCAGAAGAGTCTCTCCTGGAACAATGATCGAAGAAGTCCTCCGGTTGGAGGTACGTTATCTCTTCATACTTATCCTTCGTGTCGGTAATGGAGCGTTTGTTGTACCGAATCCATTTAACTTCTTTGATATTATCCGGTATGGATAGGCTAGTAGGATAAGAAGAATCCGAAGAGGAATTGCAATTAAAAGGAGAATGCATATGCGGCCAATTGCGATTAGCCAGCATTTCAAGGTACGTAGTTTTGACAATCTGTGCAACTTGCTGCGCTTCAATTGTGTCATTGATGGAGTTAACATTATCTCCATCCATATCGTTCATTATGTCTTGAACTATCTCTAGGAGAGTAAGTTTCATACTGACTCCAAAAATAAAAAAGGGGGAGCGGGACACCCGCCCCAACTCCCCCTAAGAGTTGTTGTCGTTGTAGTTATCGTTAAGCCTTGAGGATCTCAAGGATCAAACGCCCAGCGCCACCTTCGATTGAACCAGCAGCCATACCAACAACAACCGTCGTTGTAGCCGTGATACCGGTGGAGAACGTCCCCTTGAGGCCCAGAGCTTTGAAGCCCACACCGACAGCCGAACCCGAGAGATCGGCACTATCCGTACCCAGACCGCCTTGGCGACCAATGGATACAGCAGCACCAGCAGCACTCAGAGAGACAGCCGTCTCTACTTCAGCCCAACCGCGAAGCACCAGAGTTCCCGGATGCAGAACCGTTACCGCCTGACCGATAGAATCGGAGTTGATAAGGTCTGCCGAAAAGTCAGCGGCAAGCGTATAAATACCGCCTTCGCCTCGTCCGAGTTCACCGCGAGCGCCATCAGGAAGAGAGATGGCACCATAACGGGCGCTTACACCAAGACCTGCACTATTTTCTTTAGCCATGATTATTTACTCCTTATTCCGTTGCCGTTGCAGAAGTTACAACTACACCGAGGGTATCCCGGCGCTGTACTCCCATGCCCCAACGAGCCGTCGTAAGGAACTCATCACGCTGGCGATCCTTGTTGCGCTCACCTTCAACCTTCGGGGGCTGACGCCATGCCGACATAACCGGCTTGGTGTTGTCATCCGCGATGGACATGAAGAGGTTAGCGATACAGGTAGTGCTAGCAGACTGAGTGCTGGTTCCGTCTACGCTCGTGCCAGCGGCGACCGTGGGCAGAAGGTTAGAGGTCCAGATATCCCAGCCATGAATTCGCATTACAAACTGGTGCTCGTTGTTGAAGCCATTTTCGAGTACCGACTGATAAGCCGGGTGACGATCAAGCTGCGAGGTTATAACAACCTTCTTCTGGAAAGTTGCTGCAACCACAGGATCAACAATAGCAACGCGCCCGAACTGCGGTACGTTGGCCTTATCAAATGCGAGACGCATTGCAATCAAGTCATCTTCGTCCATCGTCCAGTTAGCGCCAGTAGCGCGGAAGCGGTGAGCGAAGCCGTTTACGTTGTTGGGGTTAGCAGCCGTTTGACCAGCATAGGCAACTTGATAGAAGCGGCTTTCAAAACGCTGCTGAATCGCACGGGTAGCTTCCTGTGCGCGAGCAGCCATCAGAGCCTCAATCTGCGAACCATCTTGACGCAGTACGTCAGTAACGTACCAAGCATCGCCAACATAATCGGTGATTGAGAGAGTGATGTTGCCGGTTTCAATCGGGTTGTAGATAAGAGGAGTATCCTCTTCTACTTCTTGAATCGTTGCCGTACCAATGGTTTTGATGTTTAGCGTCGAACCTGCGCCGAAATCCGATACATCCCGATAGAAAGAGGCGGGAAGGATCGCAGTCGGCAGGGTACGAAGGATAAACTGACTATACTGTTGCGCTTCGATAAACGCAGCAGAGTTCAGCGTCATATTGGACATAGTATTCTCCTGTTAGGTAAGTCCAAGTTCCTTGTTTACTTCCTCTTTAACTTGCCGGAAGAACCCTACAACATCTTTGGTGCTTGCGCCCCACATGATATTGTCAGGTGCTTTTACTTCCGTTTGTTTTGGAGAAAGAGCCTGCGTATTTACCGTACTTTGTACGGAAGGAGCCACGGCTTTTGCATCGAAGTAACCGAGTACTGCTTTAGGTGAACGTGCAGCCAATGCACCCATCTCAGCTACGCTAAGACCAAGTTCAGTAGCTTTCGCTTGAAGGACATCCTGGACTTTATCTCCAAACTTTCCTTTAAGCGACTCCAGTACCTGTTCACGGTTCTGGCGTTCACGAAGAGCCTGTTCTCGTCTCTCCAGTACAGAAAGAACGATCTGCTCCTGATCCTCGACTTTCGGAATCGGGGTTTGGTCGGAACCCTTACCTTGTTCAAGGCGTTGAAGGAGTTGTTCCATAGTCTCAACCTTCTTAGCGACACTGCGAAGTTCAGCGTTTTCAGCTTCGATACGCTGGATATGCTCCTGCGCCTTAGCTGCACCGATCAACGCATCCGCCACAGTCTTGTACTTAGGCTTTCCTTCAGGGTTGGTAATAGCTTGGAGGAACTCGCCGTATTCGGCTTTCCCTTCTTGCTTTACCGCTTGTGCCTCAACTGCGGGTAGGCTAGTTTCGGCTGGCTGGGCAGTGGTCTCGCCCAAGAATTCTTCAGACATATTTAATCCTTTCCTTGTAGGTCAATAATGCTTTGAACTTCCCGAAGCGCCCGTATATAACCGGACGCATCTGCTTGAAAGTACGCGAACCCTGCGAGTTCGTAGCATTTCGGCAGATTCCTTTCTGACTCTTTTTCCTTAATCTTTTCCTCAAGGATTCCGGTCAGAATCTCTAGGGCTTTGGCTGCTGAGACAATCTGGGACTTTCTGTCCGCTTTAGATTGATCGTCTCTAGCGCCCTTGAACCAAACTGTTTTCACTTGTTTTATTAAGGTAACTTTACTTCATTGATCCATCAGATTTCCTAGCAAAAGAACGATTTTTGCTAGGAGATTCTAAACGAATTCCGTCTTTATTTGATCCACCTTTAGATAAGGCTTTTTTATGAGCAACATCCTTACCTTTGCGATTAACACCTTTTTTGTCTAATTTGCGTCTAGCCCGTTGACGTTCCATCCTATTCGGATGTTCTCCGCGTTCTTTTTGTTGCTTATATTCTTTTTTATATGGGCGAGGCTTATTAACATAAGGCATAATAGTCTCCGATTATCGCAGAATGTCGTTGATTTGTCAACCAATTGGCATCTGTTGCTGGTCCGCTGCCATCATTGCAGCATCCTCTCCAATAGCCTGTTCTTGGAGTACGGCCATCAGACGTTGCTGCTCGGACTGCTCGATCAGGGCAATGTTGTCAGAGATCAACTGATATCGCTCTACGCCAAAGAGATCCTCGGCTAGCCGCGCCAATTGTTTAGCTGATACATGAGGAGCAATCAACTGACCTACAGGACTGTTGAATAGTCCCGTCAGATTCTGGATCAATTGTTGCTGGCTAAAGAAATGCCGAGCGCCTACAGGACGGAGTTTGCCGTTAGCTGTGATATTCTCCTTGGTTACCGTGGAGAAGATCTGGGCACCAAGCTCGTCATCAAATACTCGGACGATATCCGCTGCGTCCATATTCCTGCGGGAGATCTCCAGCATGGCATTTAGGACCGGTTCCAGCAGTTCCACCTCAAAGTTCTGGATCTTCTCTTGGAAGATACGGCCCGCTGCGCTCTCAAGTGCTTGTACCTCATAGGCGGTCTTCTCACCAGGAGTACGGATACCCATAGCCTGTTTAGGGGCACCAGCGTAGTCCTCCATTCGCTGTTCGAGAATAGCGATTTGTGTGTCCGCTGCCAGAGCCGTAGTGTCAGGCACCAGCATGGATACGTCGCCTTCTACGTCCATGTGGATCTCAGCGCCGGGTGCCCAATCGAACTCTTCAATCTCTCCTTTAATCTTCAGCGGAGGGAACGCAATAAGATCAAATACGTCAGCCTTGATGTTTTCCAGATGGTCGATCCGGTACTGCATACCAACAAGATTATGTAGTGGCCCCATAGCGTACAGGTTGTCAGGACGCAGACGCCAGCCAACGTGAGCCTTGGAGCCTTTGGGGAACCAACTAGGATTGACTTCTTTACGGATTACTTTGGAACGGTCAATGACCGTAATACAATGATTACGAAGCAGAGTATCAGTATAAGGATCATACAAATCTCCCTCGAACTCAATCAATTCTACATAAGGCGACTGGTAGTACTCGTACAGGTTACCGAAGCCATCAATGGTATAGCCTGCTGCTTTATCAAAATCCTCAATGCTATACTGCCCATTAGCAATATCATGTCGGAACTTCATAGCCTTAGCCAGAGCTTCTGTTACCCAACCTTCATTGGGAAAATCTTCTGCAAGGGCCTTGAGTTCCCCGAGGTTCATAACCTTCCGGGTCATCTTGGGAGTGTTCTTGAAGTTAGATGCAGCCGGATTAATAAGGATATCCAGAGGCGAAACACGAACAACCTTCGGGCCTACATATCCAGGAATTTTCTCTCCCGTCAGAGGATCTTCTTTAGTTTCGTTTACCCACTCAACATCCGCAAAAGCATTACCATAGTCAATGTAATCGTACAATAACTGAGAAATAACAGTACGAAATCCACCCAATCGAGTTTTATTTTGCATGTAGGATTCGATGGCTTCACGCTTTGCTTTAGTAGCGTCATCAAGCGAGAAACCCTCCCACTTGAGCCATTGGTCATTAGGAAAGAGCGCAGCCATATAATTAGCATGGAGGTTATCCCTGATCTGTGTGAGCTTAGGCGTAGTTGTGCTATTACGCCAAGGCAGGGTTCTGTTGCTGGTCTTGCTAGTATCGGTAGCAAACAGATAGTTCCTGAGTTCTTTTTGTTCTTCTACCCAAGGTTTTCGTTGATTGTAGAAATCATTCCACATCATGTAAATTTGCCCTGCAAGGTTATCAGGACGAAGTTGTTCCTTGAGTTGCGCTACATTACCGGCCATATGCTATTCCACCCATAGTTGTTCCAAATCCTCCAAACCGCTTATTGAACAAAGCAGATACAGGAGTCGTTTTTACTTTTTCAGTTCTCTCTCGCGGCTTCTGGGCAATCTCTACAATACTTGCAAGAGTGTCCACAATGTCATCGTGTGCAGGGCGAGCAAGAAGAATCTCATCCTCAAGCACGGGTATGTATCCGCCACGATAGTGCCACATAGCCTGCTGCTGGTATCTAGGCTCCAGCACAGCGGCAATTCGTTCTTCCTTTGAACCCTGGTTTCTATTAGGACGGTACTCGTCAATCTTGAGAGAAATACCGCCTTCCTTGAACCTTTGTTTCAAATCGTTGACGATGACTTGCTGGGCTGTCGTGACTTCCGCTCTGAGCTTTTTGAATTGCCATTTGTTATACATTGACACCAACCTATCGTAGTACTCGCTGATCTTATCGCTCTTGAAGCGGTCAATATCGAGTACATAGATATCGTTAGAGGAATCAACGCCAATGACAACGATAGCCGTATAATCGGATTTTTTTGATAAACTGAACGCAAAGTCTACTCCTGCGTATACGTTAAGTCGGGTTTCTTTGAAGTACCAGTTGCTCGATACTTGTTTAAGGAACTTCTGATCGTAGTACTGGAAGCGAGAACGATCAACACGATTAGATTCGGGATCATTAGGATTATTATAGTACTGAGCATAGAACTGAGTTTTATCAGTGTACTCAGCATAAATCCTAGCAAGGATCTTCCGATCAAAACCAAATCGTTTTCCATCAGGCCGCGCTTCTCTCGGCCAAGTAAATACCCCGTCTACCTCTACAACTTCTTCCATTGTTTCCCAGACAGGAATGTATTTCACAATCTCGTCGGCATCATTGTATATAGCTTCTTCTTGATTTAGCCACACACTGTATTGGTCCGAAGGGTGATACCGAGTACCTGCTGCTTTGACCATTCCTCCAGCGTTCTTGATAGAGGACATTTGGGACATAGCAGCGGCAGTTTTCCTGCGACCTTCTTCTGTATAAGCGTTATCAGGAACTACTACGTCATCTGCGATAACCACATCAGCGTGCCATCCTGTAGTGTTTGTGGTTAGGCCAGCAGTGCGAATAGTATTATCTCGAACCATCTCTTTAATCCTGGATGGATGGTCTACGTTAATTGCTGTCGTACTCCACTTACTTCTGCGACCTTCGTCCTGATCCAGCATCTCAGGCCAGTACCTACGATATACTGGAGAATCAATGATGCACTTAATGGCATACAACTGATCCTCTGCTAACTGAGCCGTAGCTGAAATGTACAGAACCGTAGTTTCAGGGTTCTTTGTTATCCACCAAGCGCACCACACTGCAAGACAATGAGATTTCTGGTGTCCCCGAGGCAACATAATTAGCTGATTAAGATCGTTCTCTGAATGCTGCAAAAAACGAAAAACCTTTTCGTGGATCTCTCCATAGATCCGCATTGGGTTGACAAGTTTTGCAAATGTACAGAGATCCGCTTCTGCGGCTTCTCGTATTTCATTCTTAGTTGTCATGTAGCCTCAAATCATGTTTATCGACTTTGTTATCTATTTTAACAGTGATTGAAATAAGCATATCTTTTATTTCACGAATATCCTGTTTATAATCTTCTCGTCGCACATAATGATTAGATACAGTACGCTCAAGTTCTGTAATATCTTCTTTCATAGCTACTGTTGCGTCATATGCTAACCGCACAAACCAGCCTAGCAAAAATACAACAAAAGAAGCGGCTATATTAAATAGGTTTTGCCATTCCATTTTTATTATCCTAATGAAGTCCAACCTGTGTTGCCCGTTCCTGTTTTCTTTACAAAAAGAGAATCCGTAGCACCACTATCTGTATTAGAATACAGACAACCTACTACCGCAGTTACCACACCTTCTGGAGAGCCGCTTCCAGAGTACCAAGTAAGGGCACCGGGCAAACCCATTACAGCTTTAACTTCGCTTACTGATTGATTCTCCCAACGAGAATTACCAGAGTTATAGACAATAAAATCATTGTCGCTTAGAGTACTGAATTCTACGTTACCATTAATATCGCCTAGAGCAAGGCCGTGCGTAAGGCGAACAAAGATTGTTCCAGAGTTTGCACTATTAACTACCATTGCCACTAATACATGCGGACTAGGCGCTGTTGGTCTTACATTAGTAAATTTCCCGTCTGTTCCGGGTTTATAAAACAAAATTGTACCGTCTGACCAGCTTTCGCTGGATTCATCTCCAGTAGTATCGACATTATGTGTTATGCCGAAACAAGTCACGTATCCAAAATCGTTAGTGGCAATAGTCTCTGCTGCCACACCAATGATGTATATTCCTTGAGTCGGGTCCGTAATATTCGCTGGAGCAGCCTTTAGCTTTCCACTATTACCTAGTGTACCGGTAGCCATAACTACTTGGCCGCAACTAATAGTAGAGTCCGCCCGCACATGGAAATACGTCTCAAGACCCAGAGACATAGTGACGTTTCCGCCATCCATCCCTAAATCAACTGTCCCATTATCCACATTCCAAGCAAGTTGCCCGACAGCGGCAGAATATGTATTGGATACGTTGAACTGAAGATAATCAGAAATTATCCTATGGTGCGGAGAAGGAACTATCCCCGCATTATAAAGCTCTTGTCTGCGTACCCGTCGCCCTTGACGAGTGCGTTGATTATTACTACGATTTGACAAGTTTAAGTCCTAGTCTTTCCATATCAGCTTCTACTGCTTCGTCGGCTTTTGCTGCTGCTTTTTTAGCTTCCTTAGTGCGTTTATCTGATTTCTCTACCCAACCACGATCTGCCAGCCATTTCAGAGCTTGGAAGGAATCCCGTTGAGTTGCAATCTGCGTAATTGCTGTAGCCTGGAGTTTAATGGCTAGCGTCTCTTGCCACTCTTTGATTTCTTCTTTTACTCCAATACTGTGGATAAACGAGGTCCACTTGCGGTAGCCATCTTCCAACCACTTCTCGGCAAAAATGAATCCTGTAGGATCCGCAATCTCAAGGAAATCCTTGCGATAGATATCCTTCTGTTCCCGAGTCATACACCTGAACTGGTAGGAACCCGTGATCTTCTCTACCGTCATACGGATACATCTCCATCCAAGTACCAGATATCGCTGCCCCTGTACCGAAGTGTCACCGTTCCGTACTGTCTACGAGTGCCTTTGACAGTAGCAGGGCAGTTAACCGTGACCCCCGCTTCGGGAGTAACCAGGATCTTACCTACTCCTTTCTGGAGAAGAGAGACCCATTGCCCGCCTACCCATCCTGCTGTAGAGGCAAGGGTAAGGTACATAACCGCCGTTACCGAAGAACTAGCAGAGACTTCTACTGTTCTGTAAACATCGCCTACGCTCAGACTGTGCGTACCTGTACCGTCACGTTGCGTACCCCAAAGCATAGTTTGTACGCTACTAGCAGAGGCTACGACTGTAGCGTTACCTAGATTCAAAATATCGTGCCCATTCATATCCAGATCATTGCTCATCTGGTTAGGCTCGCCAGTAGGGTTATTCCTGTACAGGACATTGTTCTGGAGTTCGTACTCCAACTGATCGAAGTTATTGTTCAGCGTACTGACGCTTTGATAACCAGACGAGATATTACTGAATGTGATCTTAGCCATAAATTATCCTCGGACTTTTAATGAATGCTGGGCACCAACTTTGATATTGTTGGTAAAGAAGTTAGGGAAAGTCATAGTAATGCTGAGACTGCTTGATTTACTAATTTCTGAACAAGCGGCTCCTTTGTAAGTAGCAGAAGTTACGTTGCTAAGGCCAGTGCCTACTACTTTTACAAAAGTTTGTCCTGAGTAAACATCATTACCTTCGTTAACGGAAGTAATAGTGAATCCGCCAGCTTCTGCTCCTTGTATGCCTACAAGGAACATGACTTTCGGGTTAGTTGAAGAAACTGCCCATACACTTTGCGCTATACTCTCGGAAAGCGTACTGGATACGCCTTTCTCTACAGAAGTTAGAGAAGATCGTGTTGTCCCTACTCCTGCCGCTGTGTAAGTTGCACTATAATCCGCAGGAGTCCCGGTTATGCTCGGCGTTCCGGGGACAGCCATTCCAGAAATCCACAGAACATCCTTAGAACCCCAAGTTGGAGCTAGCCCTAGAGGGCTGCAAGTAAGGCCCGATCCGGTACCTGTTACACTTGCTTCAATAGCAGAGTTATGTCCAGAAATTACAAAAGCTGTCCAAGACGCCCCAGCACTTATTGAGGTCACAATGGACAGAGAAGCGTCAGATTCCGTCCCGTCTGCTATCTTGTAGTAACCTGCTCCAAGACAAGTGGTACTTTTAGTTAAGTTAAAAAGAGGTGTAAAGGCACCCGCTGCTGAATCGTCCCACGTTATTGTAGGTTGTTTGTTATAGGAAACAGCTATAAAAATCATGTTTCCGCTTTGAATGCCACTAGGCAAAATAATTACTTGATTTAGCGTCTCTGTAGTCGTGTTTCCAGAGAGCCTCGAAACAACTGATGGTATTGTCATGTTCCTGCCTTAAATGGAGTCACTACTCCTGTTGCCGTAAATATCCTTGATCCGTCAATATATGGGTTTCCTGCTGGAACAAAATACGGGGAAAGCGTGCCTATCCCTATTGCTTGTGAATGAGCATCAAAACCAACCGCCCTTCTCACGGTAACTGTTCCAGAAAGAGTGTAATCCCGGACACAGAGATTTTGTCCGCTGAGTATGTGAAAAACTTTTGCCGCAGTATCGCCAGAGGCATACAAAAATTGATTCCTTTCCATAATGATATAAGAAACAAGTTCTGTAGAAGAGTTGTTTTGAGGAGCCAGCGCCATAATCCAGTTGGCGCTGTCCTCTGAATTATAATTATCAGAAACAACTGAATACTTTGATCCGGGATTAGGAGATGAGCCGTAATCTTCGGTAAAAGTTCCTGTGCCTTTAGCATGAAACTTTAAATGCGTTTTTGTATTGTTCGAAACTGTACCCAATAAATTATGGGACATAAATAACTTATAAGCAAGATGCACCCTTACATCGTGTTCAGAGGGATCCTTTATATCATTTCCAAGAAGTATCGGCCTATTTCCTCTGATACCGACAGCATTCCCTGTAACCAAATTACCATCAATTGTATTAGATACCCAAGCGGAATTCTTAGGCCACTTAATATCGGATAAGTTTGTACTGGCAGGAGGGTTATTATAATAGTAGGCCACTGTTTCTCCACAGCCAGCAACATAAGGATCGCTAGCCCCTTGGTCAAACGAGTCACATCTTATAAAAGATATGTAATCGCCAAAGGGTATATCCATGTCGTTTACATTTAAATCCATAAATGTGACACTGTTTAAGAGAGTGTCTGTTGTCTTTGGAGGAGTTTGAACTAATTTGTGCCAAACTTTTGGTTTGGAGCCGCTTCCAAAAGACCCAATAAGAACTTTAGACTTAGAGTGAGCAATGCTCAACGTACTCGTGCTGTAGTCTTCTCCTGCCCGATAGAGATAGCGAGTATCGCTTGTCACTGCTGTAGGAGGCGTAGTTGTTGTTGTCGCCCCGCTAGGCGCTCCTGTAAAGTCTCCTGCCTTAGAGATACAAATAGTGTTTCCCGCACTGTAATAATCGTCCGCCAATCTAACAATTACAGTGAAGTACCGATCCACATAAGCCCCAAAAGCATCTTGAATTCTAACTGAACAAGGGTATGTTCCGGCTTTTTCAAAGCAGTGCGCTGCAATAGGTCCGCCAATCTGCTGGCCTTTCAGAAGAGCGGTAGTCCCCCATACGGACTGACTCGCTGTGCTTGTGTATCCAAAATCCCAGTGATAAAAGAGGTCCAAAAATCCATCAACACTTGAATGTACCGTTTCTGCGCCATCGAAATGGACAACAAGAGGCGCAACCCCTGTAAGTGTTTCATCCGCTGTAATTTCTTGGTTCCAGCCGGAGAGAAGCAAAGAAGCTGTGATTACGTTGTTATCGACAAGAGTTACTTCCCCAATACCCATGCCGGATACTAGCCCTTCTGCGTACAGAATACGAATTAAATCCCCGTCTCGGTAAAGAGCGTACCTCTTACCGTCCAAGGCATTTTTAATTAAGCAGAATTTATTGTCTGCATTAATCATGCAGGGCCGTACCTATTGGTAAAGTCTCGTTCAAACTTAGAGATCATTTGAGGCAATGATCCCTTGTATCCATTATCGCGCAAGAACTTGAATACCATACTATTAGAACTTCCTTTGTATCCTTGGGAGTTCAAGTACTCTTTCAGCCTATCCAGTTTAGAACCCTGTACGCTAGGCTGATCCTCAAACCATTCAAATATGTTATCTCCTGCCACGACTAATTGCCCCGCAATGTAGATTCTAAATTGACCGAATTCTGTGTATGCTTTGCCAATAAGTTCTATATATTGGTCAAAGGTTAAAGTAAGTACCCCAATTGCAAAGCTAGAAGCAAGACTACTGGCGTTAAGGATATAGACTGTCCCAAAAGTCGGTTGACCGAATGCTTCTACTTGTACATAGCTATTTGGGTATATGTACTCAATTGCCCCAAACTGAGGCGTACCAAAACTTTCTCCAGTAACAATACCGTTTGGATACAGAAACAGTCTAGAAGTAAGGCTGGCAACCCCAAACGATGCGCTTGTTGCCAGGCTGTTTGGCCGTATGTACGTGCCAGAAGTAACAGCAAATGAGCCAAAAGCTGCATCCGTATTTTTACTGTTAGGATATACAACAACTCTGGTACTCAGACTTACTTGCCCGAACCCTTCATCGCTTTCTTTGGAAAAGAGTTCGACAAACTTATCTATTATTACGCTGGGCGTTCCAAACGCTGCGCTTGAACTGAGATCATTTGGATATACAGTCTGGCTAGCTGCGAACTCCAGCATGGAGTACGTGCCAGTAGAACCATAGCTCTGTGCTGAATCATCCCATATGAAGTACTGGAAGCTAAGAGAACCCGAGGTACTCATAGCATCGACGATGGGATAACCCGCTGTCGTAATCGTTACAGAGTAAGAGGTAGTGGTGCCATTTTGAGTGGCCCACTCCGAGAAGATTACGATATCCCCTGTTGCAAGGGTCGGAGAGAGGCTGTATCCAATGTTGTACGTATTGGATACTTCTGGATTAGAAAGAACAGTAAACTTATATCCTGGCGGTACAGTAGCGGATACCGAGAAAGAAGCAGTATTCTCTGCTCCTGTTGTTACCGAGAATGTACCGAATGCAAGATCAGAGGCTTTGCCAGCAACAGAGAGTGTTACATCGCCCGCACTAAGAGTTAGTGTTCCGAATGCTTCTCCGCTTGCCAGTCCATTAACAAGAACTGTATACCGAGAGAGTACTTGCAGAGTACCGTATGCTTCGCCAGAAGCCAGCCCGTTAAGGGATACAGTGGTACGCGCAAAAAGAGAAGCCGTACCGAAGGCTTCGTCTGTAGTTTTGCCTGACGGCGTTACCGTGTTTCTTGCTTGAAGTACAAGCGTACCAAAAGCAAGGTCAGAAGCCTTGCCTACAGCGGATACAGTTGCGGATGTTACAGGGTTCTGAATTACGGCAAAGGTACGAGTTGTGCCGTACAGGGATGTCTCTTCGTCCCAGAGGAAGTACTCGACTGTGTACGAGGAAGAATCAGAACCAGAGTTAACAAATACTCTGCCATTGGTGCTGATGGTTACGCTATGGGTAGCAGTGGTTCCATCTCGGAATGCGAACTTCTTAAAGACAACGATATCCGAGGTAGATAGCGTACTTCCGTAAGAGCTTCCTATTGACCAATCAGCAACGAGTTCCGGGTTATCAAGGACAGTGTATTTGTAGCCCGGAGGAACAGACGCAGAGAGGGAGAACTCTATATCTTGGTAAAGCGTAATAGAACCAAAAGCTAAACCAGATGTAAGACCGTTTGCTGAAAGGGTAGTTGCTGGGATTACTTCTTCAATAGCAACATAAACAGCGGCTACGTCATCTGCTGCCGCTGAAAAACCAACTGTTCTCTTTCCCAAAGTCTCAGTAGTTTCTCGTACTACTCTAGCAGCATAGGCTCCGTAATCAATATCAAAAACAGTAGTGCTGTTTGAACCTGCCGCAGGAGGCGTGGATCCTCCATAATAAGTTCCAGCAAGGAGAACACCAACATTTACCGTACTGAGAGTGTGTTCAGCAAGAGCTTGGTTATTCTCTTCAACGGCAAACTGAGAGATAACCGTATCAAAAGACGCAGAAACAGTGAAACCGACGCCCCATTTTCCGCTGGTAGTGGATGCATCAAGAAGGACATTGAAAGCTTGTGTCCCGGTAGGAACATTGGAACCTAAGTACCAGAACTCGGTTGTTCCCACTTCTCCAGCAGTATCTCTAGCAGTAGCAACTTGTGAAAGAGCAATTCCGCCGTAAGTAACAGCGGATACAACTGTAGTAGTTGCTATTGGTACAACAATAAAAACACCAACACCGCGAGGGGTGCTGGTAACTGGAATGTGATTCCAGCTTAGGGTAAGAGTATTACTCGCACCCGCTGACTGAGTTGTTGGAAACTCTGTTGCAGCATCAAAACCTACAGCCACAAGCTACCCCTTCCTATAGACGAAGTAATAGCTACGCAGTTGCAGCGCACACAGACTTGCATAGAAAAAACTCCCTACTACGGGGAGCCTTTCTTTTTAATGTTCTTTGCTTCCAGTCGGAGTTTTTCGTACTCCTCTGTAAGCGACAGAGCATCAAACTCAAGCCTGCGTTTTTTTGCTGTGATCTTTATGATCTCTTTTTGAATCATGCTCATGCGCCGAGTGCGCTTAACGAGCGGATCCGTAATGAGGAAAGCCATAATATCCATAGGCCACCTCAGAGCTTAAAGATTTTGTTAGCGCCGTTATCCCAAGAGATAATAATGTCACCGCCGTTAGGCGTAACAGGGAGTTGCGAAGCAGAATCCAAGTACACCATCAGAGTGCTGGAGGCAGAAGTACCTGCTTCGGTGTAAACAATAAGCGCAGCAATAGCACTGCCAGCCGCTACCGCAGTAAGCGTGGTATCGTCAGCATCGAATACACCAGCAGTTGCCGTCTTACTGGTAAGAGCAGGGGAGGTGTGAACTCGGTTAGCTCCAGCAATATCATTGAGAGAAGTATGTGCTGCGCTGAACGTATATCCCGAAGTAACGCCCACTACTTTAATTGTTTCACTAAGAGGAGTTCGCGTACCTTTCAGTGCTTCCTCTCGGTAGTTGTCATACATTGCATCAGCCATTTATTCCTCCTTTAGAATTAAGTTAGGCCGTCTTTGACGTATTTCATTTTATTGAATGCAGTCCAGAATTCTTCTGCATACTGGGAGTCAGCGTAGTCCGAGAAGTACGGGCCACCTTCCGTATAATGGACAGCTTTAGCATCTTTAATATGCCGGTACAAACCGACAAGCCAATTCCATTCTAACGGCAAAGAACCAATATCTTCTTCATTGCACCATTTGAATTGATGCAAATCCAAACCATTGGCTCTATCGACGTAACCCGGTGTTAATCTCTCGCACGCTACGTGTTCGCAATTAAATAGCATTAAAGAGGACCAGCATTTCTTTTCGTATACGGTTTGTTCCGTACCCAAGAACTTTGTGCCCGCCTTGAATACATCCGGGTTATGCTTGCAAACTTGCACTGCGTACTGTTTATCTCTGAGATACCAGAGGTTCGCAATATCATCCAGAAACACGAAGTCGCAATCTACGAATATACCATAACCACGGTAATTTTGCAAGTAAGGAACTAGCCAACGAGTAAAGGCGAACTCGTTGGATTGCTTAGGATGTCGGGGTCTGGTAAGAGGCAGTTGGCTGCGTTTTAGCGGTATAATCTCGACAGGTACAGAAGAGGTTTCTAGCAGGCTAGAAGCACAGGTCCAGAAGGCTCCAGCTTCTACAGGATCGTACCCAATATAAACAGGGATCTTCTCTGCCTTATTCATTTAATGGCCTCTA